CTACTGGCGAGGCAGTTAAAAAGCGTAAAATAATTACCCCTAAAAGAGTAATTGGTGCTGCTGCGGTTGCAACTGGTATTAACATAATAGATAGTCTTTTTGGTGGTGATGAGGAACAGGTTGCTGCTCAAGAAAAAGCATTAGAAGAACAAACAACCATGAATACTCAGTTGCAGTTTGCTCAAATGCAAGCAAGTGGTATTGATACTGAAGCGTTACTAAGTACGCCAGCAGGACAACAAATTTTAAAAAATCCTAACTTTAATGCAAGAGCAATTTTAGGAACTGGAGTAATGCCTAATATAGGTATGACTGGTGTATATGTAGGTGGTGAAACACAGGTTCGCCGTAGAAAACCTACTCTTGCAGAGCAAGGTAGTGTATCTTTAACAGAGTGGAAACAACAGTTTCCTATTGCTAATCCAACAGAACTTAACAAATGGAAGAAAACTCTTGTAGATGCTGGAGTAGTAAGTGCTAGTGCAGGATTATCAGAGTTACAAAAACAATGGGAAGCATGGGGTCAGGAATCTATAAATGCTTCTCGCCTTGGACAAAAACTTAGCCCTTATGATTTATTAAATATCCAACGAGGACTATGGGGTGGCGGTACTGGTGGACCTTCATACCAAGTCCAACTAATGAAAGAAGAAAACTCTAAGGCTTTGTTTAAACAAGGCATAGAGGCTCTTACTGGCAGAATTGTTGATGATGCTCAAGCAGAAGAATTTGCTAAGTTAGTTACAAAGAAACAACTTAAGACACCTACAAAGACTGAAACTAAAACTGTTGGCGGTAAAAGAGTTAGCGTTACAACTCCTGGCTTTGGTGAGTCAGAGGCTGCTGCATTAGTTAAGAAGCGTGCCCAAGAGGACCCAATGTTTGCAGAGTTCCAAACAGCAAATGTGTTTGGTTCTGCCTTAGAAAAAGCGTTAGGAGTTAGAGGTTAATGGTAGACGAAAGAGATAAAATCAGACAAAGGCTTGGTCTATCTCCATTAGATGCAGCCCCAGGTTTTCCAGCAAATCCTTTTGTTGAATCAACTCCAGCAACTACTGCAAAACCAACTGCATCCACACCATCTATTTCAACATGGATTATTAACTTACTTAAAAATGAGCCACAACTTAAGGCTATTTATGATGCAGTAAGAAATCCAGCAACTGGTGAATTTATCTATAGCGCTGATGCTATTGCAGATATGATTTCAAGTAGTGATTGGTATTTAAGCAAGGGTCCTACTGTTGCGGGTAATATTGCAGGCAGACAAAGATACGGTGAAAAGTGGTATCAAGACAGAGTAAATCAATATAAAGTTACTGTATCTGGTATTGCTAATGGTATGGGTATTAATGCTTCTGACCCTACGGTTGCTACATATTTAAGCAGTCTTGCCGAAGCATCTTTTTTAAATGGTTGGGATTCTGACTATATTGAGAATACTATTATTGGTAATGCTGATGTAGTATCAAAAGCAAGTGGTGGTTTATATCAATCTAAGATAGATGACATTAGGTCTTACGGTAAATTAATGGGTGTTGATGTAAGTCAAACAACCGCTAATGGTTATTTAAATAGACTTATTGGAACTGTAACTCCTCAAGGGTTAAGAGTTAAAACCACACCAGAAGCAATTAAAAAAGAGATTGCTGATAAACAGGCTTTGTTATATCCGTTCTTTTCTGATGACTTTGCTGCTGGTCGTACTCTATGGGATGTTACCTCACTACAACGCAAAAAGTGGGCTGACCTATTAGAGGTAGACGAAGATAGTTTAAATTGGGACGACCCATTATGGAAAGATGGAAAAATCTTTACCATGGTAGATGAGAAAACTGGCAAGGTAGTACAACGCCCTGCATGGGATGCAGAGAAACTTATTAAAGCCGATGAGCGTTGGCAATATACAGAAAACGGAACTCGTACTTACGAGGGATTAGGAGCAGCCATGCTTAGAAGGATGCAGTTTGTAAGATAATGGTTGACGAGAGAGATAAAATTAGAGCAGCACGCGGAGTGCTACAATCCACAGCAAGTACTGGAACACCATTTGGTCAGGCTGGCAGTGCGCCTGCTGGTTCCGTTGCTGCCCCTAAAGTAGGTTCAGTATCTGAAGTTAGTGGATTAAAAATTACTGGTACAGAGCGTAATGCTGCTAAAGAAGCAGAAGCAAAAGCGATTGGTTATAGCGCAGAATATATTGCTTCTCGTGGTGGTATTAATGCACAAGGTTATTTTAATGATACTCCATTATCTGGACAATTAAGTGCTGCTGAATATAAATCAGTAACTAAACCAGATGGAACTATTAATACTTCAGGCATGGCTCGTATTCTTCAAGAAAAACAAATTGCTGAATTAGTTGCCCAAGGCATGTCTAAAGATGAGGCTACTAGAAGAATCTCTGCTCAGTATGGAGAGTTTGGTATTGGTGGTGGTACACCTGCTGCTGGAGGCATTACACCCTTAACTGGTGGAACTACTCCTACTGGAGGTGCTGCACTAGGTGGTGGCATGGTTACTCAGGCAGATGTTCAGAAGGCTGTAACAGATGCACTTGCTACCCAACAGGCTAAATATGATTCTTTGGCTAAACAAGCAGCAGCCGAAAAAGAAGCAACAATTCTTGCTACTCGTACTAAGGCTAAAGATAAGTTAACTGCAATGTTAGCAGCATATAATCTTCAAGGACTTGCAACTTATATTGATGAAGAAATTTTAAAAGATACATCAGAAGAAATGATTTTGTTAGGTCTTTATGACCAACCTTCATATAAGACACGCTTTCCTGGTATGGATGCTTTGCGTAAAGCAGGTCGTGTAATTAGCGAAGATGAGTATACCAAGATAGAAAACGCTATGATGCAGACTGCTAGATTCTTTGATTTACCAAAAGGTTTTTATGACAACCCAGATGATTTTGGTAAGTTAATTGGTAATCAAGTATCTGCCAAAGAATATCAAGACCGCTTACAAGTAGGTCAAGATTTGGCTCGTACTCTTAATCCAGCAATTAAACAACAACTAACAGATTTCTATGCTGTAGGCGAAGGTGATTTAACAGCCTATGTTCTTGACCCAGATAGGGCTTTATCATTAATTCAGAAGCAGGCTAAGGCTGCAACCTTTGTAGGTCTAAGTCGTGCTGCTGGATTTAAGATGCCTGAGATTAGTGCTGGCGTTGCAGAAAATATTGTTGCTACTGAACCTTATGCTAAATTAACTGAGGCTCAGATGCAAGCAAAGATTGGTCAAGCAGGCGAACTTCGTAAAGAACAACAACGCCTAAGCCAAATTGAAGGCATGACATATAACGAGCAAGAAGCCTTAGATGCAGTTATTGGTGGAGATACACAAGCAATACTTGCATCACAACAAAGAGCACAGCGTGAAGTTTCTCGCTTCCGTGGTCGCTCAGGCGTAACAGGCTCAAGCCTTGGTGCTCCAGTAAGCATCTAAACAAACAGAATCCCCACCCTGACCAACCAGCCCAGGGGGGCGTAAAAGTCTGGTAGCAATAGCCGTAATAGTTTCCCCGAACTTATACGAGGATTGCGAATACAACTAATAGAAAAGGGAGAAGGTAGATGGCTACCAATTACTACGATGACGATGAAGATAACGACACAACAACTGATGTTGTTGGTCAACTCCGAAAAGTCAACCGCACACTTGAAAAGCGTGCAAAAGAACTAGAACAGGAGTTGGCAGGTCTTAAATCACAGACTCGTCAGCGTACTGTCAAGGATGTACTACAGGCAAAGGGATTAAATCCAAAGATTGCTGCACTCATACCACAAGATATAGAACCCTCAGATGAGGCTCTTATGAAGTGGATTGAGGATTACGGTGATGTGTTTGGAATCCAAACCCCAACAGAAGAAAAGCCTGCAGAAAAAAGTCCCGAAATTAAAGCACAAGCAAGAATCAATAACATAGTCGCCACTGGCACTGCGCCAGATATTGACGAAGATGCTTTTGCAAAGATTGCCAGTGCTAAGACTAAAGAGGACTTAGACATACTCCTTGGTTTGAACTAAACAACTTATACATCAACCCACTCACTAGGAGGTGAACCCAATGGCAAATGCTTTTAACGACACCTCGTCTATGGCTGGTCTAGTACAGACCGCTTATGACCGATATGTTGAATTTGCCCTCCGCTCCCAGCCGATGATTCGTGCTGTTGCGGACAAGAAGCCTGTACAACAGGCAATGCCAGGGTCATCCGTTGTATTCTCACTTTACAACGATTTGGCTGCTGCTACTTCTACACTCACAGAAACAACTGACCCAGATGCAGTTGCACTAAGTAATGTTGACACCGTATCTGTTACTCTAAACGAGTACGGTAACGCATCACTTGTAACTCGCAAACTACAGTTGTTCTCACTATCCGATGTTGACCCTGCTGTTGCAGACATCATCGCGTATAACATGGCTGACTCACTTGACATCGTGGCACAAAACACCCTTCGTCAAGGAACCAATGTTATTTATGGCGGAACTCGTACATCTACTGCAACTGTTACAGCATCAGACACTATTGATTCTGCTGACATCCGCAAGGCTGTTGCGAAGTTACGCTCAAACAAGGCTGTTCCTCGTGCAGGTAGCCTATACTGGGTAGGAATCCACCCAGAGGTATCACATGACCTTCGTGCAGAGTCAGGCTCTGTCGGATGGCGTGATACTCACGCACACACAGATGCATCCCTTGGCAACCTGTTCGCAGGTACCATCGGAACATACGAGGGTGCTTTCTTCGTAGAGAACTCTCGCATGTTCTCTGCTAAGGATGGTGCAGACCAATCTGCTCTTGCTACAACCGCAGTAACCGTTGCAGGTACTTCAGCAGGCTTCACCTTCGGTGTTGCTTCTTCTTCAGTAGTTGCAACTCGTTCAGAGGTTGGCGACAAGATTGCTGGAACTGGTATTGCTTCAGGTGCAAAAATTACTGCACTATCAACATCAGGTTCAACAACAACAATTACTGTTGACACAGCAAATACTGCTGCTGTTACTGCAACCACTGTTGTAACTGTAACTCCTGTAACTCGTGTATTCCGTACACTGCTTTGCGGTAAGCAAGCATTGGCAGAAGCCGTGTCACAAGAGCCAGGCGTAGTTATCGGACCTGTTACTGATAAGTTAATGCGTTTCCGCCCAATCGGTTGGTACGGAGTCCTTGGATGGAACCGTTACCGCGAGGAAGCGTTGTATCGCATTGAAACTGGTTCATCAATCGCTGCTCTGTAATTGATTGACTGTAGGGCAGGAGCAATCCTGCCTTATGGTGAGTCCATTAGGAGGACCATGGCAAACTATTACTTCACACCACCAACAGTGGATGAAACACCAGCAGGTGGACCACCATTGTTTGACCGTTACAAACTTGCTCGTGGTATATCTGTACTGCGTACCAATGGTGTATACTCATCCTTTAGATACCCAAGCCAAACTCAAGTATTGGCTGCGGAGGAATTTTATTTGGGTGGCACTAAAAACTTTATTGACCAAGAAACAAGGGATGCTTTAGTAGCACAAGGCTACGGAGCATACATAGTGCCTGCATGAAACATTGGGAATATCATCCAGAACCTAAAGAAGGTTGCTTCGGTTGTAAAGCACTATCTTTAAATATGAACGCTGGTGAGGCTAACTCTAACCTTAATATATCTGCAAAAAAATGGGATAAAGAGTTACAGGCATATAGAAATGCTAGAGCACAAGGCATACAGCCAGATGGAACTAGCATGAAACAAATTGAGAAAGCCGTAAAAATCTCAAATCAAACAGGTAAGGCATACGGCGCATAATTTAGAAGGGGACCATGACAGCAATAGTTGGCGTACAAGGAAAAGGCTGGGCTGTCTTAGCAGCAGACTCAATGACTACATATACGGATAAACCTTATGTAGCCAAAGGGTGTGAAAAAATAGTTAAGGTTAATGAGTATCTAGTTGCAGTAGCAGGTGATGCTATAGCAGGAGATATTCTTAATAACCTATGGCAGCCACCAAAGGTAATTAAAACTCAAGACTCAGATAGATTTATGATGATTAGAGTTTTACCTTCTATAAGACAGACATTAACTGAAGCAGGTTATGACCCAGCACCTAAGAATAAAAATGATGATGATGCTGGCTGGGATGCTTTAATTTGTTTTAATGGAAAAATATATCAAGTTAGTGATGACTATGGATATATGCGAGATGACAAAGGATTATACGGAATAGGTGCT